TGCGCTATGATGCAGCCTGCATCCACCGGGCAAACAGCACGAGAGCGAAGGGCGACAACATGACAAGCCAGCCAGAATTTCCGACCTATAAAACAGTCCCCGTCGCAGAACTGATCCCATACGCCCGCAACAGCCGCACGCATTCGCCGCAACAGGTGGACAAGATCGCCGCCAGCATCCGCGAATTCGGGTTCCTGAACCCAATCATCGTGGATGGCGAGAACGGCATCATCGCAGGCCACGGGCGCGTCATGGCAGCCCAAAAGCTGGGGCTTGCCGATCTGCCCGTCATCGAGGCGTCGCACCTCACCGAGGCCCAGCGTCGCGCATATGTCATCGCAGACAACCGCCTTGCGCTGGATGCCGGCTGGGACAACGATCTGCTGAAGATCGAATTGCAGGACTTGGATGCACAGGGCTTTGACCTGTCGCTGACAGGCTTTGAGGTTGGAGAAATGACTGCACTATTTCACCAGCCAAACTTTGAGCCGGGAAGTGAGGACGATCAGGGAAAGCTGGACCAGCTTGATCCAAAGATGATCCAATGCCCACACTGCGGACAAGACTTTGATCTGAGGGAACATGGAAAAGGCTGATCTCAAAATCGATTGGGCAACGCATGAGGCGGCAAAGTATGCCTGTTTAAACTGGCATTACAGCGGATGCTTGCCAGCCGGTAAGCTGGTCAAGGTCGGAGCATGGGAAAACGGCAAGTTTATCGGGGTTGTTTTGTTCGGACGTGGTGCAAATCACAATATGGTCAAAGGCTATGGCTTAGAACAGGATCACGGCTGTGAACTTGTCAGGATTGCCCTTACAAGCCATGTTACACCTGTTTCAAGGATTGCAGCACATGCCATGCGGTTTCTAAAGAGGCAAAGCCCGAACTTGAGGCTCATTGTTTCTTATGCAGACCCAGAAGCAGGACATCACGGCGGCATATATCAAGCAGGAAATTGGGTATATCGTGGGGTGTCTGCACCAGCAATAAAGGTTTGGTATAATGGAAAATGGTCCCACAAGAAGACAGTTGATGATGCAGGAGTGAGGCAAGACAACCTTCTAAAGAAAAAAGTAGAAGGAAAGCACACATACCTAATGCCACTTGACGCAGAAATGCGTGAGCTTATCTTGCCACTGTCTAAGCCATACCCAAAGCGTGCGAAGCAGGCGATGACCGACGACCAGTCGGCACAGCGGCAGGGCAGCACTGACCCGCACGCTCCACAAGGATTAGATCAATGAGCCGCCGCCCGCACGAACCCACCAAGGAAAGCCGCCAGCTTGTGCAGCTTCACGCCACCATCGGCACCCCTCAAAAGGTGATCGCCGACATCTTGGACATTGATGACAAAACGCTGACCAAATACTACCGGGCCGAACTGGACCAAGCGATGGCCCGCGCCAACGCCTCAGTCGGCGGTGCGCTGTTCAACAAGGCCACCAAAGGCGACACAGCAGCCATGATCTTCTGGATGAAAACCCGCGCAGGCTGGCGCGAAAAACAAGAGATCGACATGACCAGCAATGGCGGCCCTCTCACAATCCAGTGGAAGAATGCCGACAATTGAAATCCCATACCTGCCGCGCAAGCAGCTTCTGCCGTTCCACAATCGCAAGGAGCGGTTTGCCTGCATCGTCGCGCATCGCCGCTTCGGCAAGACCGTCGGCGCGATCAATGACCTAATCAAGTCGGCCATCACCACGCCACGCGAAAACGTGCGCTGCGGATACATCGCGCCATACTACAACCAAGCCAAAGCCATTAGCTGGGACTACATCAAGCAGTTCACCGCGCCGATCCCCGGCATGTCCTACAACGAAAGCGAACTGCGGGCAGACTTCCCAAACGGCGCACGCATTCGCCTGTTCGGCGCTGACAACTACGACGCCATGCGCGGCCTGTATTTCGATGACGTGGTGCTGGACGAACCCGCAGACTTCCCAGCCAACGCATGGCCAACCGTCATTCGCCCAGCACTGGCCGACCGGCAAGGCCGGGCAACCTTCATCGGCACGCCCAAAGGCAAGAACGAATTCTGGGAAATCTACGACAAAGCCACTCGCGACCCCAACTGGTTCTCGTTGGTGCTGCCAGCGTCAGAGACGCGCATAATTCCGCAGTTGGAATTGAACGACGCACTCAAGACCATCGGCCCGGATCGCTACGACCAAGAATTCGAATGCAGCTTTGAGGCCGCCATCATCGGGGCTTATTATGGCCGCGAGATGAAGCAGATGACCGCAGACAAGCGCATCCGCAATGTCCTGCATGAGCCGCAGGTCGGCGTTGTGACGGCGTGGGACTTGGGCATGGACGACACCACGTCCATCGTGTTCGCCCAGTTCGTCGGCAACGAGGTTCGCATCATTGACCACATCGAGGACAGCGGCGCTGGCTTGGCGCATTACGCCCGCCTCTTGTCGGACAAGCCCTACACCTACACCGGCCACATCTTGCCGCACGACGCTCGCGTGCGCGAGTTGGGCAGCGGCGTGTCGCGGATCGAAACCCTTGAGGGCCTCGGTATCCGCAACATCACCATCGCGCCAAACATCCCGATTGAGGACGGCATCCAAGCTGTTCGCAACGGTCTGGCTCGAACATATATCCACGAAGAGCATACGCGGCTCATCGAGGCCCTGCGGCAGTATCAGCGTGATTGGGACGAGCGGTCTAAGACGTGGCGGTCAAAGCCAAAGCACGATTGGACCAGCCACACTTGCGACAGCCTGCGCTATCTGTTCGTCGGCTATCGCCCGGTCGAAGCCGATTGGGGCGAGCCGATCAGACGCAATTTGAAAGGCATCGCGTGATGTGCTAGGGTGGCGGCATCCACCATCATGAGGACTGCCCGCAATGCCACTGAAAAAGGGTTCGTCTGCGAAGGTTATTTCTGGTAACATCCGCGCTGAGATGAAGGCTGGAAAGCCGCAAAAGCAGGCCATCGCAATCGCTTTGTCCAAGGCGGGCAAAAGCAAAAAGGGGAAGTCCAAATGAAAAAGCCCACGCCGAAGTTCGCGCCCTGCAAGGGCTGCCCGAACCCCGCCAAGTGCAAGGCTATGGGCCGCTGCATGATGAAGGGCAAGAAGTAATGCCGGGCGGTCTCTATGCCAACATCGCAGCCAAGAAGGCCCGCATTGCGGCTGGATCGGGCGAGAAAATGCGGAAGCCCGGTGCCAAGGGTGCGCCGACCGCTGCCGCGTTCAAGGCTTCTGCCAAGACTGCCAAGAAGGGCAAGAAGTAATGGCGAAAACACCGGCATGGCAGCGCAAAGAGGGTAAAAACCCGGCTGGAGGCTTAAACGCCAAGGGCCGCGCGTCTGCCAAGGCTGAGGGCATGAACCTCAAGCCGCCGGTCAAGTCTGGCGACAACCCCCGCCGGGCTTCGTTCTTGGCTCGCATGGGCAACATGCCGGGGCCTGAGCGGGACGAAAAGGGCGAGCCGACGCGGCTCTTGAAGTCATTGCAGGCATGGGGCGCGTCCAGTAAGTCTGACGCAAAGGCGAAGGCCAAGGCGATCTCTGGCCGCAACGAGGCGAAGAAGAAATGACCATCACGACCTACGCCACACTGAAGACGGCCATCGCGGACTTTCTGAACCGCGATGACCTCACGTCTGCCATCCCGACGTTCATCGCGCTGGCCGAGGCTGACATGCAGCGCAAGCTGCGTCACTGGCGCATGGAAGTGCGCGCGACCGCCAGCCTTGACACGCAATTCTCAGCCATCCCGGCAGATTGGGTCGAGACGATCCGCTTCTATCTGACCACCGGCGAAACCTCGCGGCTGGAACTCATCAGCCAAGCCGAGATGATCGACCGCAAGCAGGCTGACGGCAACGTCAATGGCCGCCCCTACTACTACGCGATGACCGGGGCGCAGTTCGAACTCTACCCCATTCCTGACGGGACTTACGCGAGCGAACTCCTGTATTTCGCCAAAATCCCTGCGCTGTCGGACTCGGCCACGACCAACTGGCTCCTGACCAACGCGCCTGACGCCTACCTCTACGGTGCGCTGATCCATTCGGCACCATACCTCAAAGACGACGCCCGCATTCAAGTTTGGGCTGCGCTGTATCAATCCGCGATTGATAACCTAAACGACTCTTCCAACGATGCGCGGCACAGCGGAACCGGCCTTCGCATGAAAATCAGGAGTTTCTGATGTCGCTGACCAACTCTTTTGAAACAAGCGTCCTGACGTGGCTGCTGACCAACGGCACCCCGTCGCCGGCACGTCCGACCGCGTGGTATCTCGGCCTGTTCACGGCTGCACCGGGCGAAAGCGGCGGCGGCACCGAGTTGTCGGGCAGTGGCTATGCGCGGCAAGCCATCACGTTCACGGTGAGCGGCAACAACGCCTCCAACAACGCGGCCATCGAATTCCCGACTGCATCGGGTAGCTGGGGGACGATCACGCACGTCGCGGTGTTCGACGCCTCAACCTCGGGCAACATGATCGCCTACGCCTCGCTGACGGCTTCCAAGACGATTGACACGGGCGACGTGCTGCGCGTTCCAACAGGCGATCTGGACATCAACATCGACTAAGGAGGGCTTGCCGTGGCGGTCTATCGCACAGGCTACGGCACCGGCGCTTATGGCGTCAGAGCCTATGGCGTGGACGGCAGCATCATTGATGCGGCGGCAGCGGCTTTGGTCGCTGTTAGCGTCTCTGCGTCAGCGCAGGTCATCATGGCCGCATCGGCCACGGCTTCGATCACAGCGGCATCAACGGCATCGGCAGAACGCCTGCGCGAGGTGAGCGGCACGGCTTCGTCTGCGGCATCGGTTTCTGCATCTGCACAACGCATTCGGCTTGTTGCGGGCGAGGCCAACGCGGTTGCCAGCGCCTCGGTGTCTGCACAGCGCATTCAGAACGCCTCTGCGGCTGCATCCTCTGCGACCAGTGCGTCGGCCTCTGCTGAGCGGATTGTGGGCATCTCTGCGGTCATTTCTGCGGCTGTGGCGGCCACGGCGGCCAGCGAGGCGATTATCAACACATCGGCCACGGTGGCTTGCGCTGCAACCGTGACATCGGGCTGCGAGCGCGTTCGGTTGGGTAGTGCGCTGGCCTCAATTTCGTGTATAGTGTCGGCAACGGCCATCAAGAAGTGGGAGCCGGCATCAGACACTGCGGAGACGTGGACGCCACAGGCCGACACATCCGAGGGCTGGACGGCTCAATCAGATACGGCAGAGACATGGACGCCGCAATCTGATACGAATGAAGCATGGACGCCTGTTTCGGACACGGCGGAAACTTGGACAGAAGCGGCATAAGGGCGGCTCAAAATGGCAGATACAACCACAACGAACTACAGCCTTGTGAAGCCCGAAGTCGGCGCGTCCGAGGACACTTGGGGAACCAAAATAAACACTTCGCTTGACAGTTTGGACAGCCTTTTGGGTGGAGGGACAGCCCTCGTCGCGCTTCAGGTGGACAACATCAACCTGAACGGCAACACGATCTCCTCGACCAACACCAACGGCGACATCAGCCTGACGCCCAACGGTACGGGCGAGGTGAATATCACCAAGGTCGACATCGACGGCGGTGCGATTGATGGCACGACCATCGGCGGGACTTCTGCTGCTGCCGGGACGTTCACCACGGTGACTGCTTCCGGCGACCTGACCATTTCCGACAAGATCGTGCATTCGGGTGACACGAACACTGCTATTCGGTTCCCTGCCGCTGATACGGTGACTGTGGAGACGGGTGGGGCTGAAAGGTTGCGGGTGGATAGCTCGGGCAACGTGGGGATTGGGGTTACGCCGAGTGCTTGGACCCGCAAGGCTTTGCAGATTGGCGATGCCGCGGCTGCTTATGTAGCGAATGGTTCTGGTGGTGCTACGGTCATTGCCACGAACATGTTTTTTGATGGCGCGAACAAATACGCGACTACGGCTGCGGCTGCGCGCTATTCAGTCGGCAGTGGTAACCACGAATGGTACATCGCCCCCTCCGGCACGGCAGGCAATGCGATCACCTTCACGCAGGCTATGACGCTGGACGCCAGCGGGAACCTGTTGGTGGGGACGACGACAGCTTACGCTCGTTTTGCGTCAAAGGCGTCTTCTGGTCAGGGCGGTGGCTGGTTTAGCGTTGCAACAAACGGTGATGCTGCCATCTTTATCGCAAACGCATCAAACGGAACGGTTGGCTCAATCGTTGCCAATGCGTCTACCACCTCCTACAACACCTCGTCCGACTACCGCCTGAAAGAGAACGTCGCGCCGATGCAAAACGCATTGGACACGGTGGCGCAGCTTAACCCTGTGACCTACACTTGGAAGGCTGACGGTTCGGCGGGCCAAGGCTTCATCGCCCACGAACTGCAAGCTGTTGTCCCCGACTGCGTGACGGGTGAGAAAGACGCTGTGGATGCAGAGGGCAACCCGCAGTATCAGGGTGTCGATACGTCCTTCTTGGTGGCAACGCTGGTGAAGGCAATCCAAGAACTCACCGCCCGAGTTGCAGAACTCGAAAACCGCTAACCCTAACCAGAAGGAGATCACGATGGCTCAGAAACAACCGCAAACCATCACGATCAACGATCAGGACTACACCGAGGACCAACTGACCGACGAGCAGAAGGTTCTCATCAACCATGTGGCAGACTTGGACCGCAAGATCGGTTCGACGCGCTTCAACCTCGACCAGCTTCAAGTGGGCCGTGATGCCTTCATGAACATGCTGACCGCCTCGCTCAAGAAGGAGACTGAAGAATGACGATCATCACTTGGCGTGTCGCTCAGCTTGACCGCAACGCTGCTGACGGCGGCGTGACGACCGCGCATTGGATCGTGACTGCCGTTGACGGCGCTTACGTCGCTTCTGCCTACGGCACCGCAGGCTTCACCCCTGACGCATCGGCTGCGGGCTTCAAGCCCTACGACGCCTTGACCGAAGCCGAAGTGCTGGCATGGGTCTGGGGTTCCGTGGATAAAGCCGCCGCTGAGGCATCGCTGGAGACCCAGATCGAAGCCCAGAAAAACCCGGTAACCCTGAACGGCTTGCCTTGGTGATCTGATGTTCGCCATCGACAAACAGGCGCACTTCTGGGCTGGCGCGGCTATCGCCTGTTTCTGCGTGGCTTACGGCACGGCTCCGTGGGCGGCTTTCGTGTTCACCGCGATGATCGGCGCGGGCAAAGAAGTCTGGGACAAAGTAAGCGGCACTGGCACAATGGACTTCTGGGACTTTGTCGCCACGTCGGTTGGTGCTATGGTTGTGCTTCCACTTGAGGTGATCTGATGCCGCTTGTTCCGCTCGCCATTCCGCCGGGTGTCTACCGCAACGGGACCGACTATCAATCGTCGGGACGCTGGCGTGATGCCAGCCTCATCCGCTGGACGGAAGGAACCATGCAGCCGATTGGCGGGTGGGTGACGCGGGCGACCGTCTCCTCTAACAAAAAGGTGCGCGGGTCTATCGCGTGGAGCGACAACAGCGCCGACCGTTGGATGGCGGCTGGAACCTACGAAAAGCTGTTTGCCATCTCAGCCTCAAACACTGTTACCGACATCACGCCAACCAGCTTCACGACGGGTGACGAAAGCGCAGCCCTCAATCTTGGCTATGGTGGCGGTTTTTACGGGGATTATACCTACGGCACGCCGCGCCAAGACGTGGTGAACTACACCGAAGCCACGACGTGGAGCCTCGACACTTGGGGCGAATACTTGATCGCCTGTTCCAACAAGGACGGCAAAATCTACGAGTGGCAATTGGATGTCGCCGCTGATGCGCTTGTCATCACTAACGCGCCGACCGGCAATCTCGGCATCGTGGTGACCGAAGAACGCTTCATCTTCGCCCTCGGCGCAGGCGGTAACGTCCGCAAGGTGCAGTGGTGCGACCGCGAGGACAACACGGTCTGGACGCCTGCCGCCACAAACGAGGCGGGCGACCTTGAGTTGCAGACCTCGGGCCAGATCATGCTGGGCATCAAAGCACGCGGGCAAACGCTAATCCTGACCGATCTGGACGCGCACGCGGCAACCTACCAAGGGCCGCCCTTTGTCTACGGCTTCGAGCGTGTCGGATCGGCCTGCGGTGCCATTTCAAGAAAGTGCGCGGCGACTGTTGACCGTGGCGTGTTCTGGATGGGCAGCCGTGGCTTTTTTGCCTTTGCCGGTGGGCAGGTTCAGGACGTGCCTTGCGAGGTGTCGGATTACGTTTTCAACAACATCAGCGCCTCGCAGCGCAGCAAGGTTCACGCCGTCACCAACGCCAAATTCAACGAAATCTGGTGGTTCTACCCCTCGGCAGCCAGCAACGAATGCGACAGCTATGTCGTTTTCAACTACGAGGAAAACCATTGGGCCATCGGCACGTTGGCCCGCACGTCTGGCATTGACGCAGGCGTTTTCACCACGCCGATCTGGTTCGGGCCTAACGGCATTGCCTACAACCACGAGAGCGGATCGAACCTGAGCAGCGAGGCGGTGTTTGCCGAGAGCGGCCCGTTTGAAATCGGGGCTGGCGACACAACGATGATGGCGTCTATGCTGATACCCGACGAAAAGACGCGGGGACAAGTCACGGTGACGTTCAAAACGCGGTTTTACCCTAACGACACTGAACGGTCTTATGGCCCCTACAGCATGGCAGCGCCGACCGACGTGCGCTTTACTGGGCGGCAGGTTGCGATGCGGGTGACGGGCGCTGCCAATGATAGCTGGCGGTGGGGTGTTCCGCGCATTGACGCCATCCCCGGAGGCCGTCGGTGAGATTTGGCGTTCCACCTATCGGGCAAGACCTTCGCACTTGGGGCGAGGATTTGCGGCGTTTTTTGGGCCGGTTCTGGGACAACGTCAGCTTCAAGGTTGACGGTGCCACACCGACATCCAACGGCGTTCTGTTGTGGGACGACGTGAACGGCTACCCGGTCATCTCGAAGAACAACGAGTGGCGGCAGATCGTGCTGGCTGATGGCTATGCGATCTTCGGGCAGGACGCCGACATCACGGCGGCTGCGGCTGACACGGCTTATAAAATTGCGTTGGACAATGTCGCCTCGCAGGGCATCACGCTGACAGGTTCTCCGCTGACCGAAATCACGTTTGTCGAGGGCGGGCTGTATTCAATCGCCTTCACGGCGCAGATCAGCAGCACGTCCGCGAGCCAAGTCAATTTCCGCTTCTGGCCACGCAAGAACGGCACTGACGTGACGGGAAGCACCATCGTGGCCAGCCTGCACAACAATGGTTCAACGATAACGGTGTCCCGGACGGCTATCTTCAGCTTTGATGCTGGCGATGTGTTGAACGTCATGTGGGCCACCGACAGCACCAGCGGCAGCCTGACGGCACACGCTGCAACGGCTTACGCCCCAGCCGCGCCGTCCGTGACGCTTGCCATCACTCGGGTGCAGGCATGACTCTCTTGGAGCATTGCCGCAAGTGGATTGAGGACGCCTTGGAATACAGCGGCGGGTCGCATGATTTCCAAGATGTCGTGGACGGGATTCTGGCTGGCCGGATGCAGTTGTGGCCTGCCGAAAAGGGGTGCGCTGTCACTGAGATTGTGATATACCCTAAGAAAAGTGTCCTGCACGTTTTTTTAGCCGGTGGTGAGATGGAAACAATCGTGAACATGATTGATTCCGCCGTGGCTTGGGGAAAGACACAGGGCTGCACTTCAATGACAATCGCCGGGCGACGTGGCTGGGAGCGAGTTCTTGCGAAGCACGGATACAAGCCAGTGATGACGGTGTTGGAAAGGGACTTTGAATGAGCGGTGGCGGCAAGGGTGGCAAGTCCACCACGGAAGTCAAAATCCCCGAATGGCTCGAGTCTGCCGCGCGCAGCAACATCGGGCGCGCTGAGAACGTGGCTGGCCTTGGGTACACGCCTTATTACGGCCCGGACGTTGCCGCAATGACCCCAATGCAGACGGCGGCTGGCCAAGGCATCAACACGGCTGCGGGTGCCTTTGGTCTTGGGACCACCGATCTGTCGATGGGAATGCCCGCGCCTCAGACCTTCGCTGGTGGCGTGCAGGGCTACTCGTCTGGCGGCCTTTACGATCAGTCGCTGGCTGAATTGCAGCGCCGCGCGCCGGGCCAATACAACGCAATGACTGGCATGTTCATCAATCCCCGCACTGGGGCCGCGCCTCTCAGCTTCGGTTCGTCTGTTCCGGCCATGCCGCCTATGGCTGCCGCGCCTGTGACCTATCCCCAGCCTGCACCTGTCGTTGATCGCGGCGGCTCTGATCGCGCGCCTTTGGCGTTCGGTGGCGCTGCTGGGCGCACGGCCCCTGCGGCCACTGGCGGCTTCACTGGCATCCGCGACATGTTCGACGGCGGCGGCGCTGGTCGCAGTGGTTCGACATTCTCAGGCGGCCCGCTTTCTGGCATGGCTAACCGGGTCGGCATTTCGCCTGTTGCCGCCGCGCCCGCGCCTGCTCCTGCGCGAACCGTTACGACAGCATCCAATACAGCCGCGAGAGAACGCGAAACGCGCGAACGTGCCGCAGCAAGCGCCGCAAACCGGGCGGCAGCAAGCAAAGCCCAGCGCGAAGCCGGAGAAGGCAAGGGCGGAAAGTCTGGTCCTAAAGGCGGCAGTTCCAGCGGCGGCAGCAATAAGGGACGGAGATAATCATGGCAGGCGGCGCAAACCCCCAAAACGTGCAGGCCCCCAACTTCGGCGGCAACGTGTTTCAGCAATCGCAGCAGGCGCTGACCGGCGCTTTGCAAGGCACGACGGCGGCTGGCATGAACATGCCCGACATCTCGGCCTTCCAGAACCCCTACAACCAGCAAGTCATCGACACCACGATGGCCGATCTGGAACGCC